TTCTATTTCTTTTAGAAACCATCTATCCTCCTTGGCTGCAATTTCTGGAATTAATTCTATATCTTTTCCTGTAATTGCCTTAATCTGATCTACAGAAGGCATTGCAGAATATTGTGTAAAATGTGAATTAATTATTTTCACAACTTCTCTGTTTTGATTATTATCAAAGAAACTGTCCTTTAATATTCCGGAACATCTAACAAATAATTCGTGATTACTCAACATAAATTGTAGAAATAATGTTTCTACTTCGGGTGTATATTCTAAAATTTCACTTTGCATATTTTATTCTTCTCATTCGTTCGTGTTGTTCGATATCCCATTTAACTGTAATTTTTTCTTTTCCTGATATTCTTGATTGTATTATAGAATATAGAGTCAACAATTTTCCATATTTCTCAGACGCTTTTGCAGCATCCTTGATATCTCTTTCCCAGCGTGGAAAAGAAACAGCCCAATCATTTTCGATTGCAACTTTAACTAAATCCTCGCCTTTCTTATCTCTATCTGGACATACTATTATTTCTTTATTTAACTTATTAATAATATCGACCTTATTTTGACCGACTTCTCCAAGTACACTCACACCATCAGTTACCCACGCATCAAGAACACCTTCAGTTACAATAAGGTATTTACGTGACCATTCTTGTTGATTATCAAGGTTATAAACAAAATCAGTCGGGCATTGTTGATAATATTTCGGTATAATCTTCTGATCAATATCGTATGAAAGTCTTGCCGTAAATCCAACTATATTATTTCGATATTTGTACGGAATAATAAGACGTTCATTTAAATGATTATCTGTTATTGGCGTCCAATAAAAATTTTCAAGATTATAAATTTTTCGCTGAAGTGCATAATTGACAACTTTCAGAAAATTCGGATCATCTAATCCGTGTTCTAACCATTGTTTTATTGATAGTGAATTTTCAGGTAATTCGATTCCTTCCCATCTTTGAAATAATGATCTTAATTTCGATTCTCTATCCTCTTCACCATCTTTAGTTATTCTAAGATTATTTCTTTCTCTAAAAATTTCGAATTCAATGTGTTTGATAAATTTTTCATCAATACCAAGATGTCTTAAGAAAAATTTAAATGAATCTGAAAGTTCCTTTCCTTCTGAATATCCAGCAGAAAATCCACAATTAAAACAATTAATTGCAATTGATTGTGGATTTAACTGGATACCTAATCGATTTCTTGTATCTTTTCCGTGGCCACGAGATGTACATAAGAAACAGCACCTCTTCTGCCAATTCTTTGGTGCGGATTTAAGTGGTCCGATATTTTGAAGTATGGATTCTTTTAATAGATCTGTAATCATAGAATAACTGTAACAGATTTTCGTCGAAAAATCAACGTTTCTGTTGGGCAGTTATTTATACCTTTATCTTACATTCTAACAATAAGTTTATCTAATGTTCCGGGATCTAACACAGCCTTAGATGGGAAATATCTAAATTTCAACCACATAAAATTTGCCTGGAATGTCCATGCCTGTGTACCAGTATAATTGATATACTGTATATCGGTTGCTAACGATGATGGATAAATTTTAACCCATCGAGTGCTATTTAAATAGGCATCCGGAGTCTCTTCTAACGTTCCCCAGATTTCTAAAGTTCCAGTGAATCCCTGTGTATAAGTTGAAAAACTATGAACTGAATCTTTATGATTAAGAACTCTTGCACCCGGAATTCGTGGAGAATAAAAACAAGGTTGTGGAGCACCCATTATAGGAACAATTAAATCTGGTGTCCAATCACCCGGAAGAAGTGTTATACCAACCGGTGGTTTAACCAGTCCCTGTTCGGTGATTTCAATTTGCATTGTAATATTATCATTGTAATCAGTGAAGAGTGGTTTCTCGACATAGTACCCCGGTATATCAGATATAAATTCTTGCGTTCTAACCAATACCATCTGATACATACCGGCTGGTAAATCAATTATATCACCGGCATCAATCTTCAATTTCACAAGACCCTTAGCAGGTCCAAGATAACATAGTTTCTCGAACACAATATCTCTATTCTGCGTATCAACAATTCTAGCAAAAACCTGATATCCACATGCGACATCTACTGGATTTCTATCAGGTCCTAGAACTCTGAAAATTAATTCATTGTCTACACCTTTATGCGCCTTCAATGGTTGTAAATTATTCATTGGCCCTGTATCCTTACAAAGGCAAAGAGTATCACCAATAGCACGTAGTTCCCAAACATGGTCATAGAGGTAAACTTTATTGATGTTAACATTCATTATCGATCCTGCCTTTTCAGTATTTATCACAAAGTAAACCAAAAAAATCCAATCTTCGATTGAATTATAATAAATAAACCGTATGATAAATTTAGAAGAAATACAAGAAAAATTTCCCTTTTTAACCGGAATACGGTGTCAAAATCAAGAATTTATTGGCATAATTCAAAATTCTGATGAAAAAATCATCAGTTTCTATGATTACGAGTCAATAAAAACATCAGAGGAAAAAATTCTCTTTCTCCAACATGGCGAAACATGGTGGTGGGAAAGTAATAGATTATTACCTATTAATATATTTCTTCAAGGACAGATGTCGTCTTTTAGATATTGTCTAAAAACAATAATGAATAAAGATGTTGAAATTATGTTTGGTTCCGTTACCAGTTTAAATAACATAATGAAGAAACGAATCAAAAAGCGCCAAATTCAATTAATCAGAAAAGCAGATTAATTTTCATTTCCCATTTTTTCCAATAGAAGATTCAGATTAACAAGAATTGCTAATGCATAGGCAAGTCCGTGACCACGTTTAAATTGGTAACTATCTGCTGAATTTTTTACCCAAACTTCTTTACGTATTCTTTCCCAATTTTCTTTCTGTAAATAAGCCTTTGATGGGCGAATTATAGCTAAAATCATTGCTAGATCTTCTACCGACCTGGGTTTATATCTTATCAATAATTCACTATAACCGTTCAAATGAAATAGTTGATCTGTTATTTCAGGAAATTCAAAGAATTCCCAAGGTGGTTCACGCTTCAACAAATCTAATAAATGTTCTTCGTTCTTAATTCCTTCATAAAAATTGACATTAAGAAAATCTACTTTAAAATATCCCAATTCTCCGGCATCCTTATAATCGATACTAGAGATATTTGTACTAGGATCTCTTGGAATATTCTGAAAATAAACACCCGTTGGATGTTTATCAAATTTTCCTTCATTCCTATCAATTCGTCCAAAAACGCAATCTAATCCCGATAATATTTCATCGCGATTGAAAACATCGATATCTACGTCAGTTTGAATTTTCATTTCAATAATTTGTCAAATTTCAATTTGAAGAGTGAGGCTTCTGATTCATCAAAGAAAGTAAAAACATGATAACCAAATTGTTTTAAATTATCTTGATAGATACAATCTGTATTTTGATCCAGCCATTCCTCAATCTCTTCTGGTAAATCTTTGCGACGATACCCCAATTTCCATACTGGATAACGAACAACAACTGTCATTTGTAATTTTTCTCTTGTTCTAAGCTATTTTCATGCAATATCATTTTTTCTAACTTCGATAATGTTTTTTCATGCATGCCAAAACGAAGAGTAAACATTGTTAGATCATTTTCATCTGCAAATTCGATACTTAAATTATCTTTTGATATTCGATAATTCTCTGGGTTCACACATTCATCTAACCAATTTTTATATACTTTCATTTCCTCTTCAGATGGTGCTATATAATGCCGGGAAGAAAATGGATTCTGTCTAAAAGGAATTCTAATACAATATGGAAATATAAAATTCTTCTTTTTCATAATCCTGCCTGTTCCAATAGGTTCTTTATATATGTAACATCATCCTCGGATTTTTTAAATTTTCTCATCCAAAAACCGGGATCAATAATATTCTGTATCATCCTTGCATGATCATCGTTAAATTTATTCATTAATAATTCACCAGTTGAACTTAAATACAATACCCACGGACTTATTTTTCCTGTGTTGATAAGATATGCTGCTTCATTCGGATTAATAATATTAAAGAACTTCGAGAATTCACAATTATTTTCATTACACCAATTCATTATTTCAGTAATAGTTCGTTCTACCGCACTTTCGGCAGGTTCTTTTTTAATTAAATCTTCGATATAATGTTGATATACAAAATCCTGTGTCCAATCCTTTAATTTGACACTATTCATAATAACAAAATCAATATATTTTTCCATATATACTGGTTTCAATAATGCAAGATAATTTCCAAATTTTACAAAATCAATATAATATGGACTATTAATAAATTCGTCAGCAGATTTTACCTTCTTGGACTTAGTTGTAAGATCATAGAAACGCTGAAAGGCTCTAAAACCGATTCTAGAACCTGTGGCATTTAAATCCATGTGTCTTCTTTTCTTAACACACATATGTTTAGAAAGAGTAGTTTCTTTCTGAAATTTAGTACCACAGAATTGACATTCATAATTCTGTTGCATTTTAGCCTTCAATTATTTTTCCTTCTGAACCGAAAATAATTCTTTTATACTCTTATCATCGAATCCGTTATCTTTAAAGAACTGTTTAAGTTCTTCATCGCTATTTAGTTGAAAAAATAGCTCTAGTTCTTCGTCTCGAAATGTTGGATAGAAATTAAGAATGGCTTCTTCTAGTTTATTTTTCTTTACGCCTTTACCAGGAGCAATCCATGGATGAAATTGTTTCCTCTTTGTTCCACAAAGTGCCAATAACTTCCATTGTAAATTTGGATGTTTAGAAATTAAATTGAAATTATGATTTACCAAATCATTTACCATTAATAAATGATGTTCGGGATCACTTTGAGAAGAACTCATAAACCTCATCAAAACCCATAGGCTTATTTCTTTCTTATGTTGTGGAGATAGATTTTCGTAAAAATCCATCTTCTTATAATCCATTGCAGGTAACTCCATTGCTAATGTCAACGAATTTTCTTTTTCAGAAGCGATTGTTTCTTCTTCTATATTTTCTTCAGGCAATAACCAATTTTCAAATGAGTCCATCTTTAGATACAAAATAATCGACACTAAATTCATAATCAAAATTATTATAATAATATTGTCGAACTGTTAACATGCCTACTATACACATTTCTTCAGTAATAATGCAATACCTTTCACCGGGTTCCAGAACAAGTGTACTATTAAATCTAAAATCAATGTTCTTCTTACCGGCAACCCTAGTAACCAATGTGGGTGAATTTAATTCAATAACATCATAGGTAATATTAGGTACTCCAGAATATGTTAACCATCGGCCGTCGATTAATGTATAGTCGGGAAGTGGCCTAGGCAACCATGGATGTTTAAGAGTTAGAAATACCTTATCTTCTTCTTCAAAAAATCCATTCATTCGAATAATGCTCCAATATCGATTACATCAGGTAATTTATTGATTTCTTTCACAAATAAGGCACAATTCGGATTTGGTTTATTCTCTAAGGGAACAACTAAGATATTTCCGTTCTTCAATTTCGGAAAATACCATTTAACTTCGGAATAAACATTTGTAATATTAATTTCATGTGGCCTAGGAACCATATGTCTAAGTGGATTGAATACCATTGTATGAAATCCTCTATCATTTAAACTAGTCAGAGGCATCACTTCTAAATCGCTATAATCTTCATCGCAGACCAATATAGACCAATCCAACGGCATCTGAATAGTATATTCCCCTATTTTCAACACAACCGCCGGTGCATAAAAACTTTCTAAGAAAATCAACGGAATAAAGAAATAATCAGGATCTGATGGATCCGAATAATCCATTACACAATAACGAATATCATCTACCTCGTTCGGAATCTTATCTAGATTATACGCTACATTATCATTGGTTAATATGTTCATGTCTTCCTTTCAACCATTTTGATTCTTCATCTTCTCTTATCAATTTGGTTTTTAATTTGTTAGTTTCTTTTTCATATCTTGCATAGATTCCTTCAGGGCTTCGTTGGCATTTTAATAGATAATCTACCAACATATTTTCGATACCATTATGTACTATTGCCATATATGAAAGTTGAGTTGCTGAATCACAATGTTCGTCGAAAGAAATTTCAATTAAATCATATTTCAGTTCCCATTTCTGTCTCGGATCGGTTACATACTGATAAGATGAAATATAAATTTCTTCTTTTAGTTTATTTGCATCAAGAAAAATATCGAGTAGACCAAGATTTTCTTGACTAGCCAATATACCTGTTTGAATTACCTTACTATATTCTATTTCCATTAATATTCTACCTTTGTAACGCTAAATGGATACTCCGATTCATTATAGAATTTTTTTCGTTTTGTTAAATGCCTCTTAGAGAATTTACAATTAGAACAGATATCATAGACATCTACAAAATCCTTATCAGGTGCTACTCGAATACCTCTACCAATACTCTGAATAACTCTAACAAAACTCTTTCCTGCTTCAAATAAAACAAGGTTAAAAATTCGAACAATATTAATACCAGTTGAAGCCACGCCATATGTTGCAATAATAACCTTATTATCAACTTCTTGTACTTCTTTATATTCTTCTTTTCTATCTTTTGATTTCATTTTACCCGAAACAAAAATAGAATCTGGAATTAATTTTTCTAACATTTCTCCCGTCTGAACTCTATCTACAAGAACTAAGGTATTGCCTTTTTCGGAAATATTCTTAACACTTTCTGCCACAAATTTCAAACGATGTTCACTGGTAGTTAACCATTTCAATTCCTGTTGATAACTATCAAAGACATCACCTAGATCTTGAAGTTGCCAAACATTAATATGAAGTTTAGCTAATATTCCTTTTTCTTGTAATTCTTTGGTCCTAATTGTTCCTAACATAGGCCCAATGCAAGCAAGAACGGCTAATTTATCAAACTCTTCCTCTGGCATTGTTCCCGTTAGCCCCCATCGAATTGGGCAGTCCTTCAAATAAGAACTCAATAATTTTCTTAGAACGTCTGCTTTTGCTTTGTGAACTTCGTCTACGATAACCGCTGTGACACCACTGAAGAATTCTTCTATATTGATTGGTAAATCTTCTTCGGATTTCGATTTTTTTGCTAAATTTTCTAGACTTTGCCATGTGCAGATTGTATGGGTTTTTCCATATTCCTTTCTATCACCGAAGAATACACCGACATCTAAACCAAAATTTCGATAATCTTCTTCTGTCTGAGTTACTAAATCCTTTGTAGGAACAATAACAATACTTCTACCATATGGTTCCACTTTATGGCTTAAAATAGCAGTAATAATTGTTTTTCCTGCACCTGTCGGAGCAATATTAATACCTGTTGGATTTGTTAGATAGGAATTTATAACATCAAGTTGATGCTCACGAAGTAAGACAGATTCTCCCGCCTTAGGATGACCTTTGGGCCAAATAATATGAGCATAACTATCCTCATTAACTTCTTCAAATTCAAATTCCGGAGATGGTTGACGTCGATCGTCAATTTCTATTTCAAATCCTTCGTGTTGTATTACAGGCAGCAATTTATCAAGTAAATTTAGATAAGATCTACCACCTATATCACAGAATGAAATCTTTCCGTTCCATCTTCCTAATTTGAATGCTGGCGTATGTCTTGCATACGGAACCATAAATTCCAATGCTTGAACCAATTTACGTCGTGTTGATACATCAAGGTCAGTAAACCGGATGTTTACCTCATCGAGTATCTGTAAGGTTGTTTTTGCCATTATTCGCTTAATTCAAAATCTGCTGTACCAACAAGAAGAAAAGTATTCTCATCGGAAATTTTTGCAACAAAGCTAATTTCGTCGATTCGTTTTTCAATTGTTGCAGAGGTTTTTACAGAAAGTGTTATCATCTCCTTGCTGATTATATATGCATTATCTGTATTATTAATTACTGCATATTCATCTGGTTCAATTTCGATATTAACTGTTTTGCCTTTTTCATCTAGGTTTCTAATTATATGAAATTCTTTTGAGACTCCATGTTTTGAAACTAGATTCAAGACATCCTCTTTTAATTTTTTCTTTGCTTTTCTAATGTCTGAATCAATTTTCTTAGAAACAGATTCATTTGCCATTTTAACCATTTCATCAATATCCATTTTATTCTCCTTATAGAGTTGCATCATCTAATCCAGCAACCCTCAATTTAATAATGTGTCCGGTCATAAAATTCTTAGTTTCAAATCCCTTTGAAATTCCTAAAAATTTATTTCTTAACAATGCGACTTCGTTTACCAATAATGTTAAATCGATTACATCTTGAACACCATCAACATATTTTTCAGCATCCCTTGAACTTAATACCTTGTTATAGGTTTCTAAAAATTTCTTAAATTCCTGCGATCTTTTCTTCTTTAATTCGATATTCAAAAATTCTAATATAGCTTCAATTTCCTGAAGCTGTGAGAATCTATATTCAACCAAACCTGGAAGTTCTGCTGCATGTTTTTCAAGAGTTTTTCCTTTTAAAGATAACTCTTTTCTTGCTTCTTCTAATTCGCCTTCAAAATATACAATGCACGGAGGTACATTGTTAAAACTTGAAACTACTTTGTAATACCAATCTGACATTTTAATAAAGTAATGAAATGTGCCATCGTCTAATTATTTCAATGACATCGGGGTTATCTTTTGTTATTCTTTGCCACCATTCGGAATTTGTTTTTATTTCACGTAAAAGATCTTCATGACTATAAACATATCCCTTGAGTATTTCTACTAATAATAAATCGTAATCAACTTTCATTTGCAATGCGATGTAGAATATCGCCATGACATGCTAACGGTGCACAGAAACAAATTAAATCTTTTCCTTTTAATTCTTTTCTTGCTGCCTCTATTAGAGCAGGATTTGACAATAGATATTGTTCAAATCTACGAACCACATCTTCGCGTGTTCCATCTTTGCCTATTACGAAAGGATTTCCCCATTTACTAGGTCGCCCGATATAAACACCGTTAGATGTGTTTCGTTTATTTAAAACCGCCATTCTTAAATCAGTTTATGTACTTTTTTAATCGCAATTTCCATAGCCTGAACTAAAAGAACAGCTTTCTGTGTTCTGGTCATTTGCATTCTCTTGATAGCCATAGCTCGTGGAGGGACCCCTAGGTCTTCTGCAAGAGCCTTATGTACCCTTGTCAGATTGGCAGGTTCAGATATCCATGCAACGTAATCAGCGCCCACAGTTGTATCTCTCATTCCTTCTTTAAACTGCTGGATTTTCGTTATAGTATCTTGAACATCCTTACGTCTAATTGCTTCAAGTAGCATTTCTCCAGAATTAATCGTTCCAGTCATTGTCTTCCTCATCATACGAATTTGATAGATGACTCTTGGCTGCTGCTGTTAGTTCTTTATCAAGATCTTCGTCTAATAAACTATTTTCGATAAATCCAAATTCATCGAACACAGCAATAAGCGTATCGGCTGCCTCTAATCTTTCTTTTGCCGGAATATATGATTTAATTCTAGCCCAGAGCTCTAATAATAAATCGTGTTGATCATTTATCATATCAAACCTCTTGGTCCACCATTACTGGTACCTGAATACCATCTTCAGGAGAATCATGAATCACCACCCTAAAATCATCGTCTGTGAATTCATCCATAATTACTTTCATCTTTTCAATATCGTTCCATTCTTTACGGAAGTATTTCATTTCCTCTCCGGTGCGCTTGGAGACATATTTATATCGATTGCCCTCTTTTATAAGAACTCCTGATTTTTCAAATAAATCAAACAGGCCGGAAATTGGATTCATACCCGATTCCCACGGAATATCAATCTTGATAGATTCAAATGGTTTTGAGTATCTAGTTTTAACAACCTTACACGTTGCACGAATTCCTCGCACTTCTGATACCTTGCTTCCATCTTCGTCTTCTTTTAATTTGTATTTCTTCATTGCAACAACAATACTCGATGCAAAGATAAACCCCGATCCACCGGAAATTTTATCATCGGGATCAAACATATCCTGACTTGCATATGTATGGTTTGTAACTGCCATACCGATATTTAGGTCTCCAAACATGTTAACGCAATTAGAAACAAATGCCTTCAACTGCTTTGCCTTTCTGCCCATGTCTCCCTTCATATCGCCTTGCTGGAACTGATTAACTTCTGTTGGTGTTAATAACATTCCGATTGAGTCAACAATGAATAAGACTTTTGGTCTATCATCTCTTGGCAAATCAAAATAACTTTGTTTATATTCGGTTACAAAATCATGAACAATTTTTGCAACTTCATCGACCATCGATGCACTAATACGAAGCATTTTTTCTTCACTAGTATCGACACCTAGATTTTTTAACCATTTTTCATCTAAGGCATTTTCAGTATCAATCATAACTACGAAAATACCCTGTTCTTGTGCCGCCTTGGCAACATTACCAGATACGATATAGGATTTTCCTGCACCAGATTCTCCAGCAAATACAGTTACCTTACCCATTGGAATTCCTCTATAGAAATTTCCGCTAATTAAGTAATTCAATCCGTAAGAACCAGTACTAATCCAGATATCAGGATCATTGAATCCCGTTGAAATACCTGTAATATTCTTTGTTAAATTTTTTCTAAATTTTGAGATATCAATTGGCTTCGACATAAGCCTCCTTCTTAAATAATTGTCATAAGAGGGGCGCCTTCACGCCCCAATCAGAATTTACTTATTTCTATTTCTGAGCATCGCAAGAATTTCTTGCGGACTCTTTCCTGCAGCAGAAGAAGAAACAGTTGTTTCCACCTTTTCGGTACTTTCTTCTACGACAGTTGTCGAAGTTGTGGAATCATCTTCGTCGTCTTCAACAATAGGTGCTGGTGCTGGTTTCGAAACAGGCATTTGTCTTGTAAATGTGTTCTTACGACCTTCAGTGCCTTCCTCGTCGAAGACTGAATCAAACCCACTTGGTTTGTAATATTGGCCCCATTTATCTGGATCATATAATTCACCATCAAGTGAAGCTTGGAACATTTCGAATTGTATTGCCAACTGTTCCGGTGTTGGCTTCTTTGGTAGATAACTAGTGAGGTCTACTAATCCATATTGATTAATTGCATCTTGCATTTCTTCAGTTAGACTAGATTCTTTTCTAGCCCACTTCGAAGTTCCATAATCAGCAAATCCGCCTTTACTGGTCTTTGATACAATAAAATCTGTACCATTGATATAGTCAACAGGACTATGTTCCATATCTGGATCCAATAATGCTGCTTTGATAATTGCAAAGATTTGTGGTGTGATAATAAACTTACGAATTGGATTTTCTGGTGGTGTCGCTTCATTGAGTGGATCTTGCTTCACAAAACCTTGCATATAATAGGTACGTTTTACCCAATATGTGCTCGCGGTTTCCTTAAGTGAATCGTCTCTCCACCATGGTCTAACTTCGTTAAGAATAGGACACGAATTTTTTCCATCCCACATTTCAATGCACGGAATCTGAACTACAACCTTCTTGTTTTCGTCCTGTCCTTTTATGCCGGGAAATGGAAATTTAAATAATTGTCTTTCTGACCAAAAGAATGTATTGTTTGAATTAGCATCTGGCAAAAACCTAAGTATTGTCGATGTTCCTTCTGGGATATTCCAGTGTGGATATGTTGTTTTATCCATGGAACCTGTTGAATTTCTCTTACCTTCTAACTGACGTAATTTAGCACGGATTTCTTCTAAAGATTTTGACATGATTTATAAATTTTCCTTATGTTGAACGCAATTTCCCCGAGTTGCAGCTTACTTAGGCCACGTTACGCCTGTTCACGCCTTTATGATGTACAACTTTTCGTATAGCAACTATTATACGAAAACTAATATCTGTGTGTCAAGAATTACAAGATCTTCTACGAAAATCTTGTAATCGTAATTTATTTATCTCTTTAAAATTCTTTCTGATCTAATTTTCTACAGATCATATCTTGATTTTTTGAATGATAAATGATACGTTGAGTTTTATTATCGTATTCAAAATGACTACTCCATGCATGACAAACAATAGGATTTGGTATTTCCATATCATTTTCCACATTATTCGGAATGTCCTCTATTCTATAGATACACATCTTGAAGTCTAATCCGACATTGTTAAATTCACCTGGTTCACGTTCATATGCCATTGATGGTGTATCAATAACAAATATCCGTGGTGGAAGTGTTTTATAATCTGATCTTTTCAATAATTCATATAATGGAATGGTATGATCCATTGAATACTCACCTATCTTAGGAGTCCAACGATAATATGCTAATCGCCCTCCAATTAATTCTCTTTCTTCTTCATCCGGAGTTCCATAATATAACGGATCCTTTGAAACAGAATCGATTGACCATTCATGAAAAGAAAATAATCTTCTTTTATCAAGATGTTTAACAATTTCTCCAATTCGATATGTATTTGCTCCGTTTGGACCAATAATCGTTACATAAGTGCATCCACGTATATATTGAACGAATGCATATTTTTGAAGATTTTCCCAGGTATCTGCTTCGAATCCAGCCCGTAGAATAGTACCATAATATGGCGAGGTATCTTTTCCATCAATAGAACTAAAACTAGTAATATCGATAAAAAATTTCGTAATACCACAATTGTTACAGAAATCGGTATATTGTCTCACCTGATGGTGAATCAATTGTTCCTTTGCGAAACTATCCGCTAAGAAAAAAGCAAGGAAAAAGAAAATGAATTTAATAATTGTATTCATTTTCTTTTGCTTTTTCTTATTAATTACGATTTAGAAATGTAAAATCGAATCGATTAAAATATGTTGATAATTCAATTGATTCTTTCAATTCTTTTTCTTTTTCCTCTTCGTGATCCTTAACTTTGGCATTTTCCAAGACCTGTCTAAGAATAGCTTTTTCAAAATCATTAACAGCAGATTCTTTACAAAGTTTGGTGCCAATCTTATTAATAAAACCAGCCAATTCATCATTTTCAGTTATTCTTAATGCTAATTCGTTAATCTTAAATCCAAGTTTCGCATTCTCGCTTGAGAATTCAAATATTGGAGTTGTATTTATTGTTTCTGGTTTTAGGAAAATTATATTACCGGCCGCTTCTTCAATTCTCTTAAAATAAGTGTCCTTTTCCTGAACCAATTGCTTAACAATCGGAAGAACTTCTTCAAATTTTTCATCAAATCTACGAATTGTGAATAATTCTTTCAAGTTTGAAACATCATCTTCTTCGAGAGTTTCTCTTTCAAATGTTTCAAGTCTTGCCTTCACACTTTCATATGTTTTAACACCGGTCAATTTTCTTAATTCAGTTCTAAGTGTTTCGATACTTTCTTTGATTGTTTCAACTATAGAAGAACTATCTTCATTAATTAATTTATTGTTGGTAACATAACGATTAAAAGATTGAAGCTTTAGTAATTGTCCGGTGCTTTCTGAAATATAGCTTCCAACTTTATCGTTCATTGCTCCACCATGTGCTAAATGCTGAGCCATGGCTCTTGCTCCGGCAAGATAATTATGTGGGAAACGGAATCTCTCTCCATTGCATTCAAGGAAGATCGCATTAATATGGCGAGATCTTGCACCACGAACATTTTCATCAATTGGTGTCTTATGACGAACTAAAATTTTAACATTTTCTAATGTCTGTTGGGAAGTACGCAATGTTCCAAACATCTTGCTAAAACTTTCCATCATTGTTTCTTCAACCTTAACAGAATAGATAGGACCGACACCATCGTTTTCGATTGTTATTTTTCCTAATTGTGCTAATCGATTTACAACAGGACGTAATTCACTTACGTCACTAAGACCTAGTGTTCCCAATAAATCAACTTCACTCATGCTTCCACCACAGTCTTTTATCAACTTTAGAGTTTTTCCAACAAGGTGGTGATTAATTGGTTTTACAGTATCTTCCATGACAGATTCTTCCTTCCTCATTTTAGCCTGATATGCATAATCCTTCGGCTGAATTGTCTTACCAAAAACTTTAATCGAAGAATTCATTAAGAATTCATCAGCAAGTTTTCTAATATTCTTTTGTAAAGAAAGTACCTCATCTCCTGTGGTTCTTCCCTTACTAAATTCCACTGTGTT